AACCTTAGCCCATGGGATATTGCAACCTATGCGGTATGCATATTCTTTATTGGGATCGTAGGCTGACCGACTGGGACCATTACATAGTACCGCTACTTTCTTATTATACATCAGAACTTAATTAAAGTACAATTAAGCTTCGAGGACTTCGATTGCATGGTTATAATGTTTGATACGGTCTTCTAAACCAATATATCCACCATTGATAACCTTAGTCATTCCTTTGATGTCACCTGTATCAGCAAACCTATTGATTTTGTTTTTATTCCAAAACCAAAGAGCTGAATATAAGGAAGTTGGTACATCATCTGTCACGAGGTCAGGATCATTTATCACGGTTTCAGGATCTTCAAAGAAGTCTGTAGCAAACGCTTGATAGTTAGCCTTACCTGTTAGTTGAATTGGACCGCGTCCTCTGAACTTATAACCTTCACCGCTTGCAGTATCTCCGTTACCCATACGATTCGCATATATTACATTAGCGATCATTTCAGGTTTACGATGATATGGAGCAGCATCTCTACCAGCTGCAGCAAAGTACTTACCAAATAGTTTGTTCAATGCGTCAGCAGAGTAGTTTAAGTTTTCTTGTAGAGTCGTGAAGTCCGCAGATTCATGAGCACACTGAGCTACAAAAGCGGCAACGCGTTTTGCAGTAGTTACTTCAAATTGAGGTAACTGTATAGCCATCGCTTCATACCACACGTGAACGTTCTTATTACGCGTGAGGATCTTGCCTAGTTTTTGCTCAGTAAAATCGAATTCGAATGCCATTATTTTTTAGCCACTAATCCTGCTACTTTTGCCCATACTGCTTTTGCAAAAGATACAGCTGTGTCAACGATTAGTGTTGCTTTTTGTGGGTATTTTGCACCCAAATGAGCACCAACTAAAAATACGATAATGTTTGTTAACATGTGTTTCTCCTTTATTAACAGCTGAACTTATATTGCTATGGGGTTCAGCAAGGCCCATATTAAATATATTTACTGGTTTTATTTAGCTGACTGCCTGGTGTTTTCTCATGGATCCGTTGTAATACTTCTTTAAATCCATTGTCAGCTTTTCGAACACCTAATCGGACTGGGTCGATAAGAGCATTCATACCCAACATTGATTCGATATTAGGATTCTCTTTGAGATACTCTTCCTTAGCAGAGATACTCATGAACTTCTCAAACACCTCACCAGTGTCTTTGTTTCTAAAATCATATAGTGGCATAATGTTCTCCTGATGTTTTATTTATAAACCCAGGGACTGACCTTTTCTTCCAAGAGAACATTCTTTGCTTCTCGCCGTTATAATAGTTACGATATGACTGTACCCATCACCAAATACTTTGTATTGATCTGGCATGGCAGGAGTCGGATCCGTAAATTCACCGATTGGTATATTCTTAGGTAATAAACTTAACGCATCTATTAAACCAATTTCTTGACACCTATGGATCTTTTCATAACGATAAGTGTATTCAGCAGATAGTTCACATAGTAAGTTGTGCAACCAACGATAGTTCTTATGCGTTTGTCTACACCATACCGCAGATGGATGATTGACATGTGTAGCACTATACAATACTTCGTTACGATCGTCAGATAATACCCAACGTTTTACATTGCGACCTGTAGCTGTCTTACCCATAGTTTGATCTCCGTCTAATATACGATGTGCAGTAGATAATAGTTGACAAGATTCTAATATCATCTTGACACAGTGTTTATCTACATGATATTGTGCGGCTATTGTAGGATTTTTATCTAAATAGAATATGTTCATGAAAATTTGACGAAACTTATTTTTTTAGAATTTGTAGCTTTAACTAAATCTACATCTTTATTATAAGATTTTAATATAGAAATAACTCTATTAGTTAGTTGTATATTAATTTGATTAGTGTCTGAATAAGTTATTGCATGAAAATGCAATATGCCTTCAATTTTTTTAGAACCTAATGCTACCATAGCACAAGCGCTCATACAGAATGAACCTTCTCTAACAACCCATGTGACATTTCCATGTTTATGTATTATCTCAGCAGTTCTAATAATATCATCTGCATATCCACCAAATGATTCTGCATAGATGAAAGTAGGTTTATTTTCAGTTTTATCTAAAGCATTTTTAATTTTATCATAACTATTTTTATCAAAATTTCCATTAATTAATATTGAATATGTGTCTTTATATTGTAGTGGGCCCATAACAGTAAATTGATACGGATCCATATAATCATTACTATCCACTGCAAATACAGAAGTGGATAGTAATAACAAAGATAATAATAGTTTATTCATATTATTTAATCTTATTGATACGATCTTTGTATTCTAAATAGACTAATGCAGATGCAGTCAAGAATACGACTAATCCCATAGCTATATTAGTACTTGTTGCATATGCTATGAAGCATAAGAAAAATACAAATAGTGTTATACTGCCTAAATAAATTCCGATTGATTTGATTGATTCAAATAATACTTTATAGTTCATAATTTTTCCTTTTCAAGTTCAAGTTTTGTATGGTCTACTGTTTCAGTCCATAAAAATCCTTCATCATCATAATACTTTACCTTGAATTTCCAATCAGGTAAAGGTTCAAATTCTATAACTTTTGCTTTATAGTTCTGGAGTTGAGAGTTTCGGGTTAAAATGTACATGATCTAATAGCCACCTTTTCATTTTGATTGCACCTTTGTCTTGTAGTGCGTAGGCTTCAATTTCCCACGGTTGTTTGCGATAGATGTATCTATGTTTGTCGTCCTCATACGTCAAGTATTTAATCTTAACGTTGTACTTCAACTGGCCAGATATGAATTGCCTGGCATGGACAAGCTCATGAGCTATCGTCTTACATAAGCTGGAAGTATTCTTTGCATTAAGTTCAATAAGGATGTCGTCATCATATTCCTGATCACAGTTACCTAACATCTCTTCGGACTTAAAGTTTTTAAATAAGAAAGTATACTTTGTGTGTTTAGCTTTCTTAGGGTATTTTTTTGATATGTCTTTGATTAAAGTCTTTTCGGCTGCTATACATTGCTTGACATATGTTGTTAACCTACGAGTCGATAATCTCTCTACTGCAGGGGTGCAGTAAACCGAGATCTTGTCGGACTTATAAAGTAATATTTGTCTTATCATACCTAATATACTACCACATCCTTTTATTAAAGTACATGCTAACATAACTTATTGATTATAAAGACAATTTAAAACACACCCAGACTCATGAACTGTCTGATATATAGCTTACTATCTATTTATGCAAATTTATGCTTTGGGCACTTCTGGTGCGATGAACCCGGCTTCCTCTACAAGTTTACGGGTGATCTTTTTATATAGCTTAGGAAGCTTCTGATCCTTGATAGCTATGATTAATTTAGCCTCAGACGGATGTACAGATTCCAATAATGATATGAATAGAGCTTCGCGTTTGATAGGCTTTAAGTCTTTTCTAAGGAATACATAGAAGCGTCTAAGCTCTTGCGTAAGGATAGCTGGACTCATACCAATGGGTGCCGCGTCTTGTCTATAAGGAGGTTCATCTTCAGGTAGAAGGAACTTCTTCTCAGGCATAAAAGCATATTCAAATACTATCCTAAGTGCTGCATTGCTTTTATACTTTGTTGATAATAACTTGGGATCTGTATTGATCTCTTCAAGTATCTCTGGTAAAAATGTTGTTGCCATTTTAAAAGTCCTCAATTTCGTCGAGTAATAATCGACATTGGTTTTTAATTAAGTATTCCATAACAGAATTCTTATCGCCCTTAGGCTTAGTATTCTCATAAGTATATATGATAATTTTAGCTAATGGTTCGGGTATAAAGTCAAAGTTAACTAATTGTTGATTACGTTGATAGTTTCTTTTCTCTTCATCGTTCTTACAAGCCTCGATACCTTTCTCAAAGAATTCAGATAGACGCTTAGAACTAAAAGGTTTCTGACGATCTCCAGATACAAACACATCGTCTCTTGATAAGATGTTTGGTATACCATCACCGCTATCACCTTTAACTATATGTTGGATAGTATACTCTTGAACTTCTTTATTGGTGCCTTCTACAAACTTACGTTGCATAGGTGACCACTGACGTACGTTCTTATTGCGCTGTAGTTGGATGAAGTCTTTATCAGATGATACTATTAATACCTTTTGAGGTTCAGGGAATAGACCATTTTGTTGTAATAAGTTTTCTTGTGTAAACTCTGTAAGCACCGCGATGATGTCATCAGCCTCAGCACCTTCATTAATAAGTACTTTATATGGGAAATAGTCGATTAAATCTTGTCTTAATTCAGAAAGAGTCTCGAATATAAACTTCCAATCAAGGTCTGACTTATCGCGATTAGCTTTACGATGTGCTTTATAATGTGGGAATACAGTCTTACGCCAATATGATGGTCCATCGCATGCTATGACGACCTCACCATACTCTTTATACTTCTTCTTATAAGATTTGATGGTTGCTAATGTCGTATGACGAATTAAGTTCTTAATCTCTTCAGGAGTTTGATTCTTTATATCCTTCTGAAAAGGTAAGATGTTACTTAATGCGATCTGGCTATAATCTAATATGATCATTAAAATGCACCTAATAAAATTGTTTCTTCATTGATACGACCATTTGGAGCTACAGGCTTTGTAGTCAAAGCTTTTGCTGCAGCATTTAATGGGCGCTTACCTATCTGTGTATCTTTAAAGAACTTCTCAGGATTCCTAAGAGTCCATGCCCAAGATTTAGCGATACTATAGTTGATGATTGTAGTACCTTTGACGGTTAAGCTATCAGAGTCGTCAGCTACATAAGCTACAAGCTTTCTATACTTTATATTATAGATCCACAATTCTTTAGCACCAACGATGTCTGCTGGATTAATAGATTTAAGATTTAATAGATCATGCTTAAACATATACTTAAGTTTCTTAACCACTAAAGCCGGAGATTTAACCTTAACAGCTCTCGGCTTCTTAACTGTAACTTGGTGTTGTGCGCAGTCATCTACGATAGATTGGATAGCAGCTCTAAACTTCTTAAGTTCCGTCTTAGTAAGGAATGAATAGCCTTCAGTAAGTTGCTCATCAGTACCAGCCATAGCTTCA